GCATCTTCCTACAGCCCTGGGGGAGCTGGATTGTCCTCACGCTCGCATTCTTAGAAAACGAGAAATACTTCTCTGATCCATAGGACTCATCGACCCGGATTATGTGACCAAGCCTCTTCATAAGGAGACTAATCTTGGTCACGATCCTATCCTTCATCGCTTTGATATTTTCGAAATCTGGGGAGTCTGGGGCTACGAGACATACGATCTTCAGGTCATCTCCTTTCACTAGATAGTAGAACCTATGAGGTTCGTCTGCCAAGCAAGTTTTAATGGACCCCAAGTACGCAATATCCCACGTGTACTGGTTGAGCCCTTCGATACCCCCGTCTGCCCCTTGCCAATACCAGGTCCCCTCTTCATCCGGAACGTAGAACATGGTGTTCTGGAAGGCTTCATGGGTCCGGTAGAAGATAGAACTCCCATGGATGTTGTCCAGTACAGCGGCTGCCACCGGGCGAATAAGCTCATCTCTCTGCCGGTTGTTCCATTTGCTAGCGTCAACTACTACATAGACTGCCTTAAAGCCTGGGTGAGCACTACGTATCCTACGAAAAGCTCCTAACTTCTTCATGATGTTAAGCTCGGTGAGGGTCATGGCTTGCTCAGTGGAGTACATCGATAGAACACGGCCAGCATGATCCTCCTGGATCACCCCCCTCGCCCGGTCCTCAAATGTCTTACAACCGAACCCCCGGAACTCAACCTTTAGCTCCTTCTCCTTGGGTACAATCCTCATTACCAGGTAGTCAGAGAGCTCTTCTAGAGAGGGGGCGTTCATGTACCGCTTGATGTACCTCTGGTGGTTCATGATAAGGTCTGGACAGACTAAGTAGACCAGGAGCATTCTGATTTCAGCCCAGTGGGTCTTATCCTTGCACTTCTCATACTCGATATACTGCTTGATCACTTTGCTCTTCAGCACTGAGATGGTCTTGTCTTTCAGAAATGGGATGATATTGTCGACAAGGTCGAACTCTTGGATGGGGAGTAAGTCTATGTAAATCATGTGGTCAGGGTCATGAGCCCCAAATTCCCTGGTCAGCTCAGAGCTGTACAAAGATATGCCCCGAGCCCATGCTGCCACCAGGCGAGGGGGGACTGTCCGGGGCGCTGATATGAACTCCACCGGGGGCCATGTCCCTTTCCTCAGGAGGTACCCTTCAATGAATGACACTTTGCACTGGTTGACGGTTGAGACTACCATCTCCGGGTCTATCCCTAGGTCCCCCCTGGTGGTCTTGAACAACTTCCGGGCCCCGGCTTCCATGTCCACGTATGGGTGACCGGTGATCTTCCCTAAGCAGGACAGTTCATGCATCAGAGGGGTGGACGATTGCATAAACAACCTTTGTATCAAGCTCCCTTTATACCTGAACCCCGTCTCTGTGTAGAGGTCTTGAGAGAGGGTATCCAGGTACTCCTCGTTCATCCATTCTTCGTGCCTTCGGATGGATTCTGCCGCTGCGAAGGCTTCTAGAGACTTCGGGATCTTGTAGTACTCCGGCCCCATCGTTACGGCAAGGGAGGAAAGCTCCCCTATCAGGCTCTCTGCAAACTCCCATGCGCGTCGTTCTAGGGTGAAAGGCTGGCATCGGAGAAGAAACCCTGCTATGGACTGCAAGTCTGAGGCCTTGTTCGCTAGCTGGAGGATCATAGATCGGGGGGCGATGACCGAGTGGGCCCCTATACGCAGGTAACAGAGCTTGGTGCTCCATCTGAGCTCCATGTCCCAGCCCTGTACCCTGAATGTGGAGACCTCAGCCACCTTTGCAATCCACTCGCTGTCTGAGAGGTAGCGATTGTAGGGAGCTTCCGAGATCGCCTTGGTTTTGGCAAACTGTTCCACAGCTTCAGCCAGCTGAAGACCAAGATCACACAAGGCGACGACAGAAGGAGGGAGGACTGGTTGTTTCTGCCTGGCGGTGAACATCCGCTTCACCCCTTCCGCAGGTTCCCCCATCAGACCAGAATGTCCGTAGGCTAGTTGAATGGCCAAGTGAGTGTCTGCGAGTTGCCCTGCTCTTCGTATCCTGGGGGCGTGTAACGGGTCGGAAGGGGGGTGGTCTTTCCACATCTGCCACATCCAAGCGACAGGAGCAGCGGTGAGGGAACATAATGTTTCAAGGCTGTGGTTCTCAGGGAGATGGGACAGTAGGAGCCGGTCATCTCGAGTAAGGTGATTGTTCTTTGCCCGCCTCTGGAACGCAAGGA